CCTCGACGCCCCGCCCCCGTTAGGTTATTGGTCATACGATCAAATCCCCCTATTTTTTAGGGTTTTGTAGGTTTACAAATAGATCTTAAGTTTAAACATCAAATAAGGAGTATATAATGCCAGTTGTAGACGGAAAGCACTATGAGTACACAGAAGAAGGTAAGGCCGCTGCTAAGAAGGCTATGGACAAAAAGAAGAAAAAGAAGCCTGATTATAATATTACTAAAAATATAGGTTATTAAGGGGGTGTCCCTAGACCCTCCCCCTACCCTCCCCCATAGGGGGGTCTTAGGGGGGTCAGTTAGGGGCTTAAGTATAAGTAAAGGTATAGGTGTAGGTAAAAAAAGGCCAAACTTAATTTTTTAAAACAAGGAAACGGATATGGCGAGAGATTATAAAGATGAATACAAAAAATTCCAATCCTCAGAAAAATCCAAGAAATACCGTGCGAAGCTAAACAAGTATAATAGAGAGCAGGGTACCTATGGAAACGGAGATGGTAAGGACGCAGTGCATAAGAATGGTAAGATATCTGGATTTGAGCCAGAGTCTAAGAACCGAGGCCGTAGAGAGAAGAGCAGGAGAAAAGGCAGCAAACGCTATAACATAACCAGGAACTTAGGGTACTAATGTCAGTTGACGATAAAATTATGGATTTCTTTGTTAATATGGATAAGGAAGATAATACCCTTATGGTAAATGATGGTGGGCAAAAGATAGATTTATTTAAGCCAGTATCGGCAATACCTGACACTACCAAGGTTAAAATTAAAGAATTTGTTAATACTGTTGATGCATCTGAGAACTTAAATGATTTCTTAGTTCAATACGGCATATCTCGTGAAAACCAACCACACACATACCAGGCTATTACTGATATATGGAGACAGTCAGGGGAACCCTCTATTAATACTAGTCCCGCAAAGGGGTTGTTGATGAAGGTCGCAGAGTCTATTAGTGGTGGTGAATTTAAAGGGTCGTATAATTGGTTTAGTAATGAAATCAAAACTTATGGAAATGAGGATATAGATATATTGGTTGCGGAGCTTTCACATCCTTATGAAATGGCAGGAGAAAAATCTGGAATTTCAGGTGCGGCAAAAACGGCAGCACATGCATCATATGACTTTTTATATGATCTAGTAAAAAAGGATAATAGGTATAAGAGGGAAGGTACTATGGAACATGGAGTTCACGAAATAACAGAGCCAAAACTACATGCCAACATCAGAGATGCTTTAAACATGGATTTTGAGAATAAATTTGGAGAGCCAGTGGATACTGAACATCTTGGCCTTAATGCTCCATATGCAGGCGCATGGCAGAATGATCAAATAATAAATTTTATGAATAAAAAAATTGCAGATGACAGCTATGATTACGAAACATATAGGAAGGATAGGTATGAAAGGATGAATGAGAACCTACACGATTAAAGGCGAAACGCACGCAGTATACGACCTTGATTCTGAGGTGCCGCAGGATATAGTTGTAAATCCTGACTGGAAAAATTCGCGTCGCGGGGACTGGGTTCTGGCGGATGATGGTTCTACCTTACAAGTCTTAGATGTTAAACAAATTGGAAAAACTACTGCTATAGTTACCTGTATTGGCACGTATTCCGTAGAAGGCACAATGGATACAAGTGAACGGGAAGACAGGTACAACCTAAACGGAAAGAATAGCTATAATACCCTTAAAGAGCGTAAAAAGCCAACAGATAAAGAAGTTCAGTTTGTCAATAAGGTTGTAAGAGGGGTGGACGCGCTAAAGGCCTATATGGACACATATAACACAAATAGCGAAGCTTATGCCAAAAGGCGTGCAGCATTACTTTTAAAAACGGAAAGGATAAATACACTAATGAATCCAACAAAAGAAGAATTAACTGAAGTCTTTAATGGCCTAGGTGTTGATCTTAAATTTTTAATAGAGCGCGCCAAAGATCAGGTTGAAGGTGGTAAAACTGGTAGTGATAAGATAGCTGCCTTAAAAATGCTATGGGAGGCCTACGGTGTTATAGAAAAACAGAAAATCACAGAGATTGCTGGTGTATTCCAAGGTTTTGAACCAGCGCAGATAGAGGATGCTAAAAGACCAGAGTTACCTGAATATCAATCTCTTGGTGATGAAAGTATATGAATATAAACACCAAAAACGTATCAAAAGCAGAAGAAGATCTTATAGTAGCTAAAAATGATATTCTATCGTTTGGAAAATTGTTTTTACCTGATGATTTTAAAAGATCTGTTACTCCCTGGTTTCACGAACAAATAGTTGACACTATGGATGAAATGGATGGGGAACTGCATAAATATCGCAATTTAGCAATAATAATGCCAAGGGGACACGGTAAAACAGTTATTACTAAGGCAGATATAATAAGGTCTTTTTGCTTCACAACAGAACCATTGTTTTATGGGTGGGTATCAGCAACGCAAAAATTAGCAGTTGGAAATATGGACTATGTGAAAACGCACCTAGAATATAATGAACAAATAAAGTATTACTTTGGAAATATGAAAGGAAGGAAATGGACAGAACAGGATATAGAACTTAAAAATGGCTGTAAACTCATATCAAAATCCAATATATCAGGTATTCGTGGGGGCGCTAAATTACATAAAAGGTATGATCTTGTGGTTTTGGATGATTTTGAAGACGAGAATAATACACTTACCTCTGAGTCTAGGTCAAAAAATGCTAATATGGTTACAGCTGTTGTTGCTCCTGCTTTGGAGCCTCACGATGGTAGGCTTCGCATTAATGGTACACCTGTTCATTACGATTCATTTATCAATAATCTCATTGTTAATTATGAAAAAGCTCAAAGCGAGAATAAGGATTTTTCTTGGAAAGTAATGTTATATAAAGCAATAGACACAAAAGGCGTTGCATTATGGGATAGCTGGTTTCCTGTATCAAAACTAACAGAAAAAAAGAAATTTTATGTAGATTCTGGAAAGCCTCATAAATTTTATCAAGAATATATGATGGAAGTACAGTCTGCAGAAGACTCTATATTTAATATGCGACATGTTAAGTATTGGGATGGATTTTATAAGTATGAAGATGATGAGCAAACAGGATATATTTACAATGATGGAGATAAGACACCAGTTAGTATATTCGCTGGAGTTGATCCAGCCACAGACTCAGAAAGACGAGATAGTGACTATAGCGTTATAATGGTAATAGCATGTGATGTCAATGCAAATGTGTATGTCCTAGATTATGTAAGGCGAAGATCTTTACCAGTTTTAGGAATACCAGGAGAAGATAAAAAAGGAATCGTAGATTATATGTTTGAGCTGAATGCAAAATATAGGCCCACATTATTTACAGTAGAAGATACTACAATGTCTAAACCAATATTTCAAGCACTTAGGAGCGAGATGAGACGAAAGAATGATTTTACTTTACGGTTTAAAGAAGAGAAACCAGGAACCAGACAAAGTAAATTAGATAGAATTCAAGAAGTACTAGCTCAAAGAATGTCAATTGGTGCGGTGAGGATACGAGACTCCCACTACGACCTCCAACATGAAATACTCACCTTTGGTAAAAGAATGGCACATGATGATACGATAGACGCGCTCGCCTATGCAGTTAAATACTCTCATCCACCAAGTGGCAAAGAAAATCAATCAGGAGAATGGGTTAGAAAAACTTACAATAAACCAAGAAGCTGGGTATTAGCTTAAGGAGATATAATGGCAAGAAAGACAGCAAAAACAAAAGCAGACAGAGTACGTGATTTGTTTGTAAATCTAAATGGAACTAGCAGGCAGCGCTGGGAAAAAGTTAATCAGCAAGGGCATGATTTTTATTTAGATAATCAATTAACTCAAGATGAGCATGAAACCTTAGAAAGACAAGGTATGCCTACATTTACTATTAATCGAATTATCCCAATAGTAGAGATGTTAAATTTCTATGTTACTGCTAACCAGCCTAGGTGGCAAGCCATCGGAGCAGAGGGATCTGACATAGATGTTGCCAATGTGCATGCTGATATTGCTGATTATATCTGGTATGAAAGTGATGGGCAGGTGAAGTTTAGTCAAGTAATCAATGATGGCATAACAAAAGGGGTAGGCTATTTTAAAGTTTATGCCGATGCTCACTCAGATCACGGCATGGGAGAGGTGAAAATAGATACCATAGAACCCTTTGATGTATTCGTAGATCCAAAAAGTAGAGATATATTTTATAGAGATTCGGCCTACATAATGGTTCACAAGGTGATGCCTCAATCACATTTAAGCAAACTACTACCAGAATATAAAACAAAAATTAAAAATGCAAGCGCAGCAGAT